ACCATTGATTGAGCCATGGAGTTTAAAGCATCAGGTGAGTGAACAAATGCCTGCAATAAATAATCCATTGTGTCTTCATCAAGATAACGAGCGTATAATTTAGCAACAGCCTGAGATACGGCTTCACGTTTTTCCATACTATCAAGAAGTGCTACATCTACGCCCTTAGCGTCTGCAAATTTTTGCATAGCAGTAATTCGTGCGTCAATTGATAGTGCTTCTTCTGGATTAATGTTAAGTTTTTTGCCTACAATATCAAACAAGTTTACTTGTGGTCCTACTTTAAATACTTTTTGTATTATTTTCTTAAGTGGACCAGTTGCTTCTCCAGAACCAGTAAATGTTTTAGAACGATTGCTCATTCTAAAGCCTTGAAAAGAAGCAAGTCTTAATAAATCTTTAGTTGGTGCAGATAAAACATACATAGTTGCTTCATCAATTGCAGAACGGATACCCAAACGTGGGAACAGTGTAAGAATTGACCAACTATCTACTATTTTTTTAGAGAATGAACCCTGTGTTGCTCCGCCAATAGCATTAATAAGATTCTTTTTAGATTTAATGTTCCATATCATGGAACCAATTTCATCATAAGGTAGAGAACCAACAGCCTTAGTAGCCTGATAAGGTTGAATTGGACCTTCTGTATTCATTACAGTGCCTACTTCATTAACCTTTATAGCATTAGGTGGTGCAACTTTAGCGTGTTCTGGGTTTACACCTACATCTACTTTAGTTGCAAAGCCTGCTTTGTCTCCATATTTATCACGAAGAATAGTTTGGATTAATTCTTCACCACGTGCGTCTCCACCAAGACCCATTGAGTACATTGTGGAAGCATCAAGATTGCGCAAAATAACAAATTGCTCATCAGCAGGTGATGCAATAAATCTTTGTGTTAGTGCTTCAGCCATATCGCGTGGCAATAATTGACGAGCACGTGCAGTAAAGTTAGCAGCAGTAAGTACAGCATCTGGACCAGTGCGTACTTCTAGTCCTTGAGCAGAACGTGAAGCAAGTTGTCCAATACGTTTCCAGCGTGTAATCTCTTTATTAGATGCTAAGACTGCAGCCATACCAGCATCTCCTGCTTTAATGCGTTCAATTGCATCTACTGGAGAAATAAGTGCTTTATGTATTTCTTTTACTCTAGGTGTTAACTCTTCTGCACCACGGCGGAAATTAAAAATACCATCAAGGTTACGGAGCATGCCATCCATGTAAAGACGATTAGTACGAGCAATAGCAACGCCATTGCGTTGATAGGTTGTACCATCTACACGACCAGAAAGTAAACGTTGCAAGTTGGTAGTATCTTCAAAATACTTCTTAGCAGTTGCTGCATTTACTACTGGAGTATCATTATCAGCCAACGCTTTAATAAATTGTGGGTTAGCCCAACCTGGATGGTTTTCCATAATTGTACGATAAGCAACAGCCTTCTCTTCAGGGTTGCCTTCTTTGTATCGTTTAACAAGTGGACCTAATTGGTTTTCCCATAGATTAAATAATTTAGGGTCTTGGAATGCTTTTTCAACAGCACGCTCTGCGCCTACGCCACTATCAACATCTTTAAGAATTTGGTTAGCAATTTTCTCACCCTTAGTAAGAATTTTATTTCCACCACCTGTTAACCAAGTAAGTGGGTCAATTGCTAACTGGTAAACAAAGTCAATTACACCAGAAACATTTTTAGTTGTACCACTAACGTATGCTCCGTGCAGACCGCCATCACGTGGTGGCTTTGTATCTAACATACGGGCAAGGTCGCGACCAGGTGAAACCTGTGCGTACTTAACGCCATCTAATACCTGCTTAAAAGCATCAGGGTCGTTGTAGGCTTTTTTGATTGATTCAAGAATGTTGTTATCAACCTTGCCATAATCCTGAACAATTTCACCAGGAGTACGTCCTGCTAGTAAACCTTTTGCTACCTGAACATCGTACTGACCAAAGTAATCAGTTGCTTCTTTAAGAGCACCATCATCATAAACGTTGTTGCCGTCCCATGCTTGGTACCATGTTTTTACGGAAAATAAATCTTGTCCTTGCGCAGCCAAACGAGCAACCTTATACGGTTGATTAATAATTTTATTGTACTGACCAGCAACCTTAAATAAACCAATAAGTGGGCTTGCTGCTATTTTAAGTGCTCCAGTAAACAATCCTTTAACGCGGTCAGAACCAGTAGGTTCTTCTTTAAGATAGTCCGCATTTTTAAACATAAACTTTAATTGCTCTTGAGCATTAGGGTCTAGTCTATCAAATTGTGAACGAGCAATCTTATTATCTAATTTAGATAGGTCACGATGTTTTTTAATCGTGTAACTCATCTGTTCAATTTGAGTAGCCTGAGTAGAGTTTAAATTAGCCTGCTTAGCAGCAGAGTATAAGTTAGGAGAAACAGAAGCAACAACAGGATTAATGTATTGCATTAGTACCCGTTATCAAGTAGTTGTCTATAAATTAATTCTGCATCGCCTGATGGGTCAAATTGTGTAAGTTGTTTAATTGTATCAATAAGTGTTGGTGCATAGTTAGGCATACCACGCATTGCTTCAGTACCAGCACCAGCACCCATATTAATACCAGAAGTTACTGGTTCATCTGGACGCATGCTCGGTTCATCTAATGAAAGAATTGGTGGCATTGCTGCAGCAGCCATTGGTGCTTCGCTTTGCTGTTGATTAATCATTTTGTTTTGTCCGTAAGGAAGACCTGTGTATGTAGCCTGTCCTTGAGTAAAGCCTTCAGTTGCACCGCCATCGGTGCGTTGTGATAGAGCGCCAGGACCTGACACTGGCGCTGGATTATTAGGTCTTCTATAACCACCTCTAGCCATTAGTCATCCTCCTCTTCATCTTCTAAATGCTTTCTTACATCTGCTGCTGTTGGTGCTTTTTGCAACCAATCAGGAAATGAATCTTTGGCTGATAATAACCAAAGAGCATTATCATTATTAAATCCTGCTCTGCGCAGTGATTTAAAAAACTCATGTAGTTCAATTGCATACTGGTCTAACTTTGAGTAATCTTCATCAGCAACAGTTTTTACCTTTGCAGGTTGTCTCTTACGTGCTGCCATGATTACTCCCTTATACTGCTCGCTGTTGACTTAAACGTGCTACGCCTTGTGCTTTACCGCCACTTGTTAGACTGCTAAGTAATGTTTGTAACTCTGGTCGCTCTTGTGGTAAAGGTGCGCCTCCTGCTGGTGCCTCGCCAGGAGCAGAGGGGACAGGTTGCTCAACTGATTGTTCAGCGCCAGCAGGAGGATTCTGAGGTCTAAAGACTTCTTCAATAGTATCTTCTATTGCTTTGCCTTTTTGACGTGCTTTAATCACTTCTGCAATCTTACGAACTATATCTGATGGGTCTTGTCCCTGTGTTGCCATTTGCGGAATTGCTTGTGTCATTGCGTTTAATGAAGTAAGAAGCGAATCGCGCATCTTTTCAATTTCAATTTTCTCTTGCTCTAGCGTTACGTTAACGTTAAACGGTAACTCACGCATTGCCATATCCTTAGAGATAAGACCGCCACCTAATGCTTGTAGCATAAAGATAAGTCCTTGTGCTGGGTTAAGACCAGCAAGCATGCCATACCGTACATCGGCTGAGTAATCAGCCTTAATGTCTTTAGTTGGCTTATATGTAATTTCATAAGGAGAACCAGAATCTACTCCACGAATTGTTTTTTCTTCTGGGTAAATTAGTTCATCCACATTAAAACATAAAGCAATAACGTCCCTTAATGCAGCAGCAAAGATTGCCTGTGCAGATTTAACTTGTGTATCAAAGGCTCCCATAAGAGCCTGTACGCCTTGTCCAGTGACGATAGAAGCATCTATGTTTCCTGTGCGTCCTTCAGGATAGCGTGTGCCCACACGCAGTTCTTGATTAAGTTGTGCTTGTTCAGTAAACGCACCTTGTGGAAGTGTAAGTTCAACACGGCGCACACCTGCTGGATTGGCTGTACGAATAACAGCATCTCCACCAAGCATAAGTTCTTGGACATCTTGTGGTAGTACAATCGGTGCCTGTACTGACTTCTCTGCTGCTTCCATCGCAAGTAATGCGAATCTATTACGGAGCAACTGAATACCAAGTACATCATCAAACTGTCCACGTAGTTCACCATCAATAGATGGCTTACGTGCTACAACAACCATCATCTTGCCAAGCGGATTTAATGCTTGAGAAAGAACTAGGTTACTTCTGCGTGGCACATAAATTACAGATTGGTCTTTATCGTAATAACGAACCATTTCAATCTGTGCATTAAGGTCTTGCTTGTAACCATCTGGTCCAAGAAGTTCTCTATCAAACTCTGGGAACTGAGATACCAGTTCACCAAGTGTCATAGAGTACCGTTTAGCAAATGCCGTACAACGTCCATAGCGGTCAAACTCTGGGTAAGCC